GTTGATTAAAGTAAGAATACTCTCACCTACATTCTTTGATTCTTGTACTAATACATCACACGTAACCTTGTCTAACAACACTATTTCATGTTTAGTTTTATCATAAGTTGTAAACGGGTGTGGAAGCTTGTTCACGTCTCCGCCATTTCCGTAACTTGGATGATCTGGGGCTGCTGCTGCTGAGAGTATTTCTTTAGTAATGCTATCTAACAACAGGAATATCCAATAATCTAGTCCTGAGGAAGTTACATATCTCGTCTGAGCATACACTGTACCTCCTCTACTATTAAAAGTTATGTATTGCGCATAGGAGGTAGTCAAGCTACCTGCCTGATCATTACCACTAGACCCACAACCAGGGTGAATGTAAGCGTTAGCTGCACTAGCTTTCTTGTGCATATAAGTAAATCCATATTCACCACCCGATGGATTTAGTAATCCAATACTACTACTCGCATCAGAAACTTCACTTGTGTCCGTCTTGAGTTTACCCTGTGTAACATTGGCATCTGTTATCGTTGCTGTTACAACTGCATTTGTTTTTAAAGTACCATCAGCATTTAAAGCAATAGCTAATCTTGTTTTTACATCAGCCGCGCTTCCTGCTGGATCTGTCCCCAACTCTGTTTGAATAGCAGTTATCTCATCATAAGGTGAGTTAAACAAAGCCGCTACTAATTTTGTAACACCATTGACTATTGCCGAAAAACTTTTTATTGCCGCTGGATAACTGGCCGCCATATTAAACTCCTTGTTGTAAACTACTCAAGGCTAATTCAAGCCTTTTAATTTTTGCCGCTGTTTCTAAAATAGTATCGCCCAACTGAACCTCAACATTAAATCTGCCTGCTGTATTTGATAATGAATAGGATAATCTATCTACCTGTGCGGAATATTGACCACCGACATAAACATTATCTCCGCCGTCGCCTGTCTCACCAATAATAATATCGCTTCCATTCTCGGGATTTGATGTTGCAACGCCGCCTGTTCCACCCACAGTTACATTCACAGGAATAGAAAATGTATTAACACCAATATAAGTAATAGTATAAGTTCCATTAATATCCGGGGTTGAACCAGTATGTCCGCTAATTATTACCGACTGTCCGCTTTGGAATCCATGAGCGGTAGCGGTTATAACTGTTGGATTAGCTACACTGCTTGATGTTATGGTGCTTTCCGCGCCAATAATATCACCTATCACATCACCCAAAGAAACATTATCATAAATAGCATCATAAAAAGTTACTAATCCCATTGGGATAGTATCTTCTAATCTTAAATCAGTATTTTTAATCTTCGCTCTTACGCTGAATTGAGGTATAGAGCGTTGTGTAAGGATTGATGTCAAGTATTGCGTTGCGACATTAGAGGTTTTTATTGACGAGTTGGTTATTATTTCTTCCGCAAGATAATATTGAGATTGGCTATCCGTTGCCTCAATCGTCTTTTTATAAGCCGCTGGAGGGTCTCCAACATCCCCGCCTACTAAATATAGTTTATTTACTAAATCATCCCATTTAACCCTGCGTTCTAATATAGAGATATTATTCCCCACAAAAAACTTATGATTGATTGTTGTGCTTTCTGTGCGCCAATAGAAAACTAAATCCTCGTCTACGCCATATTCGGCATCTCCTGCCAATTCTGATAATGTTCGCAAGGCGTTTTCAACCGAGCATAAAAAATCTATTGTATCGATACTAAACGCGCTCCCATCGGTAGTATCAATCGTGCCTAATGTAATATTGGAGTTTGGTATAATAAAATTATCAGCAATATCATCCACGATAAAAGCGATTGTCTTAGAAGTATAAGTTTTAGTATCACCTGTATCTTGAATTACAAATTTCATTAATAAATCAAAATATCCTCTTATATCTAAAACAATATCCTGATTGATTTTAAGGGTAGGTTTGATATTGGCTATAAACCCTCGATATACTAATTTTGATGTTGCCCCTGATTTAATCCTTATCTGTATATCATCTCTTGCGTCAAATATAATATCTCGGTATGCCTTGTTTATGGTCAAAGAGCATCTACCACAACCGCCGAGTCTATTCCATTCCCAAGATACCCTGCTGACAAACGGAGTAAGATATGCTTTCAATGCTCCGGTCTTATTCCTTAACTCGATATTATAATCTGATACTGTTATTGCAGTAGGCATAGTCTAATACCAACAGCTCCGCCAAGTTATTAAAACAGTCGGGCCTGCTGTCCCTGTATATTTAATCGCATTCACACCTGCGTCTAAAGTTATAAAATCGCCCTCAAAATTTTCATAATCATCTACACTATCGTTTAATACCTCAAAATCATCTGTATCATAGCGATTGTCTACTTCTAACTTTTTAGTTGTAGCTATTGTGCCGCGATATTGAAAGGATTTAACTGTAGTAGTATTTTCTATCTTACAAGCATCTGCTATCTCGCCATCAGCAGTAATCTCAATCTTTACTCTCGTAGGAGCGTTGCCTGCATTAGTAATATTGTACCCCGCTCCGCTTGTAGGTATCCTACTATCAGTCGTAGGAGTCTCTGCCAACCAAAAAGGATAATGCGCTATAAACTTGGCTGTCCATCTTGCCCTAGTTGTTAAATGGTCATAGGTATAAGAGAAATCTTTTAACTGACAATAAATATAACGCTCATCATCTTTGGTAAGTTTCTGTAATCCATTTAAAAGGCCTGCGTGTAAAGCATCTATATTAGTCCGTAAATCATCATAGGAAGTACCAGCAATATCGCCTTCTATTGTTATTGTCTTAGGGCCTATCTTAGCAGTCTCGGCAATCGCGCCATCAGTAACGGGGATCTTAAACGTAGAGACAGGCCTAGCGCATTTCTCAGAGATTCTACTAATAGTAATATTATTTGTTGAGCTTAACGCTAATGAACCAAATGTTAAAGATATTGTGGCACTCATAGCCTTTCTGCCTCCATTGCTAATCTAAGCGATATTTCTTCTGTAAGGTTATCTATATCCTCATCAGAGCGGACTTGAGGATAATTAATCTCTATATTAATATATTGACCCATTCTATTACCGCCTTCTCCTAATGGCACAACTGCTTCTGGCCCTGATTCTCCTATCATTGCTAAAGTAGGTCTGGTAACTATTCCGCCTTCTTCTAATTTTGGAATAGCAAGAACTTGAGCTAGTGCTGTAGTAGTTGTTAATCCAACAGAAGCGGGAACAGCATTTGCTCCAAAAGTCGCTAAGGATACCATAGCCGCAGCAGGGGCCCAAGCGGCCGCAACAGCAGCACCAGCGGCAGAAGAAGCAGCAACTTGTGTAGCTAATAATACTTGACCAAGAGCAGCATTTACAGCTCTTTGAACAGCAAACTCTATTAATATTTCTATCATCTTTAATCCAAGCGCCTTGAAAGCAGCGCCAACATCGGTAGTTCCTTTCACCATGTCCATAAACATTGTTGAAACGCTCTTAGCAAATGTATCTTTCATTTTACCTACAGCGACCCACATACTTTGATGTGCTTTTACTTGAGTATCTATCGCTAAATTAAAGAATTGAGTCTCTTGTTCTAATCTTGCCATATCTTTGCTTAACTTTTCATTACCCCAAGTCTGCCATATAGTTCTTAAAACCTCTATCGCTTCTTCTTGTTTCTCTATAAGGATATTCTTAACTTCCTCTTCGCTTCCTTTTTTCGCATCAGCAATGATTTCAATTTGTTCTAAAATAATTTCTCTTTTCTCATTAAGCGCTTCACGTAAAATGTCTATTTCTTTTTGCAATTTTTCAGAATAATCTACTGTAGCTTTTCCTACTAATGCAACTCTTTCTTCTTCAAACAATTCTATAGCGCCTTTAGCAAAATCTAAACCCTCTTGTATGTTTTTTCTAAACACAAATCCTAAAGGCGTAAATTGAGATAATCTTAAAAGTCCTTGTTCAACCTTTACAAAATTAATAAGAAAAGTATTAATCGCTAATTGGAGTTCATTCCACGCATCTATCATTTGCGCAGCACCAACAATCATAGTAGAAGTAAAATCAATAGCCTTATCGTAAAGGTTAGAAAAAGAAACACCCAGATGCCCTACTACCTCATTATATTTTCCGCCTTCTTCTTTGCTTTCCTCTATGAACGCAAGTAC